TTCGAAGTGGATAAAATTACTGATGCTGCCGCTAGAGAGTCTGTTAGGCTTTACAGTGACCAATATATGGAGTTGGGTGGTTTTGTGAAATTGCCAGGGCCTGTGGAGGGGTTGCTGTTCGAATTCATTGCTAGGGCATGTCGTCGAAGGGCACTTTACGCGAAGATTAGTGCTGGCATAGAAAATGCGGCCTTGAAGCAGAACTCTGAAACTATAGATAAGGCATTATATGGTTCAATGGCAACTGGTATTTTAGCGTTTATGGCTGCCACGGGGCAAAGTCTTTGGAATACGCTAAAGGGACCTCTGGATATGTGGACAGCTATGATGAAGAACCATTCTTGGGACGTAGCGATAGAGTTGGAAAATGAATATCAGTCAGTGGAATGGTATTGGGATCCAGCGGCCCGTGGGGTGTCGCCTTTGGGTTCTTTACCTTCTCTATGGGTTGGTAGCAAAATAGATGGTGTTTTGCGCCCATATGTCAAGCAGGCCTGGTCTTGGTATCAGGATGAACAGACCGCAAGTATGTTCAGGAGTGTAGAGACTGAGGTTAGGCCTAGGGCTACTGAACTTGGAAAGGACAGGATGAAGTCATTAGCCAAGTTAAATTTTGCATATGGAGCAGGGGATGCACCGTTACCTCATAGGATTGTCGAAGGTGTAAAGGATGTGGTGCCACCTGATTTAACTTCTAGCTATTCAGTAGAGTCGCCATATTCCTTGATGACGGAAAATTTTGATGAAAATTTTCCCGGGTTGGCCTTGTGTGACATGGATGTCCGTTCTCACTTGGCGGCAACGTCTGATAGGAGCTATGATACCTCGGTGTTGAGTGCTAGAACCAAAGGGTTTGAGGAACCTCCTAGAAACATGCGGATTTGGGAAACTGTTCTAAAGTGCGGAGTTTCAGGGCCTAGACCGTCTTGGGCTTATGAAACTAATAGGGCCTTTGGAAAAAGGGTAGGGGGTGCACCTTCCTACCAGCACCCTTTGAACATAGAACGACAATGCGCTGATGTTTTTGATCGGTTTTCTAAAGCCTGTCTTAGACCTGGCTGGAAAGAAGATGTAAAGGCTAGAATTGCTGGAGGTATGTGGCAACCGAGGGAAGCATCGGTACGAGAGGTGTTAGCTAAGATGCAACCATCGGGGGTAGGAAAAATTAACGCTGAAAATTTTTCGCTATCTAGTATTTTGATGACAGAATACGATGCTATGGTGAAACGACAACCTAAGGATAAACTGGATGTGTCTGTGGCTTATGAACATTCAGCAACTCAAACTATAATGTTTCAACCAAGTAAATCAACTAATGCTTTTTTCTCGTCGCTTATGTCAGAAGTAAATAGTTGTTTGGATGCCTGTCTGATGGATCATGTTGTTATCAATATGCGTCGCGACAAGGTGCATGCACAACGTGTTTGGAATAGGTCTAAATATCGTTGGAGTAATGATCCGGATTCAGAGGTTGTGGATGTGGACATAGGCCAGTGTGATAAGAGTCACACAGAATTCAACTTGACACTCTATATATATCTGCTTAAGCAATTCGGATTGCCAGCGGATTTAGAGAAATTTTTTGAGGCACTTTTGGGGAAAAAGAAAGCTAACGCTTGGGACAGTCATTTAGCTAATGAATTTATTTGGCAAGTTGTGTCGGGACTATTCTATACTATAGGAATAAATTCTTATGTTGTGGCTATGGCAACTATACGAAGTTTGGAGTTGGCTCCAAACCAAGTAGGTTGTATGTTGGTGAGTGGGGATGACGTGTTGGTAGCTATAAGGTTAAAGAAAGATCTGGAAAAGGGTTCTTACTGTTTCGCTTCGTTGTTTAATTTCGAAGCGAAGGTTTTTGCAACCAAAGAACCTTATTGGTGTGGACAGTATATTGTAACTATAAATGGGTATGACTTTTTTGTCAAAGACCCTGAACGGATTTATTCCATGTTGGCTAGGTACCAATTAGAAAGTTACAATGTAGAAGAAGCTTTTGACTCTTTTGCAGATGATACGAAGGCGTATCAGTGGCAAGAATGTGTTGAAGCTGTGGGTAGAGCGGCCCAACGAAGGAATAAACGTGCAGTGAGTTTGTTGCCAACTGCACAAGCCATCGCTAGTATAAGAACAAGTTTGGAATTGTTTAGGGCTAGGATGGGAAACATTCGGGAATTGAGCGTATAAGTACGTAGAAATTCGTAGGTGGATTCATT